TCTTAAAATTGTGAAATAATTCTGAATTAAAAGTGAAAATTGTATAGCACATCATGCTATAACGTGATACAATAGGAGTCAGGAGGTATATACATATGATTAGATCAGTAACTGAGGGTAAACTGGAGTCTAAACAGAAAGAGCTGCTGGAAGTTGAAAAGGATCTGACCAGATTAAACAATCTGATCCAGAACTTGGAGCAGCAAAAGAACATTAAACTAAAAGAGAGATCTGATCTATATTATGAGATCTCAGAACTAAAAGATGAACTGGAGGAACTTTAATCATGGAAGAGAAAACAACTATTGTAAGGATGGTAGGCAGTACCAGAAACTTAGTAACAAGAGACATAGCAATGCAGTCAGATGGACGTATGACTATTAAATGCCAGGATCTGGACGGAGCTCAATTCTGGGTAGATGCTAATATGTTGGAGGTGTTAAAGGTATGAGAGCAAGCTGGATTGATGTTAATGGACGAAAAGTAGTTGCATCTAATGTATATGGAGTTATAGAGTCGGAGGATGATATAGTGTTTAAGGCAGACTCAGAAGATATACCTATTATAGTATATGTTGATGGCATTGAGTTTATATCTGCTTATAGACTTCAAGAATCATGCAGATTTATAGATAGTGAGATAATACTATCAGCAGATAAGGAGTAAGATGTCATGACAGAGCACGAGGCTATATTAAATCTAAAAGATATTACACAAGTATTTCAAGCAGAGGATAGAGAAGAAGTTGACAATATGTTTTATAATAACTTAACTCTGGATGAAATACGTGAAAATCTACAAGATTTTAACTGTGTAATAGGTGAGATTAAACAGATTTTGAGAGAGGTGGACAATGATTAGGAAATTAATATTAGCAATAATAGAATTAAATGAAATGCTAGAGCTAATACATACAGAGCTAGTAGATTTAAATTTTAATATGACTCATTACTGGGAGGATAAAGATAATGATTAAAGCAAACGTAGTTAATGAAGAGTTCTGTGATCTGGAAGTTAGAGGAACTTGGAACGAATTAATGGATGAATATAAGACCATAACAGATTATTTTTTGAAGTATCATTTTGTTGAGTTAATGGCTGCAATGGATAAATGGGAGGCTGATAATAAAAATGACTAAGAATATATCAATTACAATAGAAGAGGATGTGCTAGAGTATATCGATACTCTAGCCTCTTCTGAAAGTCGCACCCGATCCGCAATGATTAACTACTTACTAACATGGGTAAAGGATCATGACACAAGGGAGCATATAAGACAATGACAGACGCAATATTTATATCAATACTGGGAGCTCTTTTCATGGGCTGCCTAGTATTCTTAGTTCTGCTAGTAAGTATAAAATAGAAATGAGGGAGGTTTTATTGTATGGGTATTAGCATTATAGATGAGGAAAAGGCAGCAAGGCAGCTCATGAAAAGGACTGCATCACTGACCTATGAGGATGACTGGTATACTCCTACCAGCATCCTTACACAAATAAAAACCGGAAATCTAAAAAAGGTTAGAAAAGAGTATACAAGGCTCAGAGATATATCTCAGAAGAGACTAAAAAGACTAGAGGCTGCTGGCATGGGTGACACTCAGGCATACTTAAAGAACGTCCACCACTACCCAAAACTTAAAGACATTAAAACAAAGTATGAACTAGCTGGAAGATTATCGGACTTATCCAGATTTATAAAAGCAGAGGCTAGTACAGTATCAGGACAGAGACAGATCAGAGCTAAAAGTATAGCAACTCTACATGAACATGGATATAAATTCGTAAATGATGATAATATAGTAGACTTTGGTCGATTTATGGAAGAGTACCGTAAACAGAAGTTAGAGGATATGGGTTATGACTCAGGAGATGCAGCAGAAACATACTCCGTAGTAGTAAAGCATGAGCTGGATCCTGAGGAAGTCAAAAAAGATTTTGAGTTCTGGCTGGAAAATCTAGCCATTGCTAAAACTCTTAGAAGATCCAAAGCAAGTAAAGGATCAGCAGAAAAGGTAAAGAAACGTATACTTAAAAAGCTAAAGCAAAAATCAAAAACTAAAACTAAAACCTCCAAACGTAGGAGGAAATAGTTAATGACTATAACTTATGAGGATTTTGATTATGAGTGGTTAGAGACTCTGCCAGTACAGAAGAGGAAAAAAGGAAACCAGTCCACCAGCCAAAAATACTATTATAAAGATATAATCACTGCTTTCGATATCGAGACTACTTATATAGAGGAAATAGATCAGGCAGTTATGTATATATGGCAGTGGCAATTTGGTGATAAGTGTACTGTGATAGGTAGGACATGGTACGAACTGAGGCTTTTCATGGAAGAGCTTAAAGAAAGACTGGTAGACTGTAGGCTGGTAGTGTTCGTGCACAATTTGAGCTTTGAATTCCAGTTCTTGTCAGGGATCTTTAGCTTTTATCCAGATGATGTATTCTGCATGGACTCACGTAAGATCCTAAAAGCTCTATGCAATGATACATTTGAATTCAGGTGCAGCTATATACAGACTAACATGAGTTTAAGAGCCTTTTGTGAGAAAATGAACGTACCAGCCTATAAGCTCAAAATGAATTATAAAATACGTAGATACTGGTACACTGAGCTCACTGATAAAGAGCTTGCATATTGTATCAATGACGTTAGAGGTCTAGTGCAAGCAATAGAGGCAGAACTAAAACGAGACAATGATAACCTTTACACTATCCCACTAACAAGTACTGGATATGCCAGAAGAGATGCTAAACGAGCAATGAATACAGTGTCAAGGACTTTTATAGATAAGCAGAAACCAACTTTTGAAATCTATAAGTTACTCAGGGAGGCTTTTAGAGGTGGCAATACTCATGCAAGCCGATATTACTCTAATCTTATATTAGAAGATTTAAACTCAGCAGATATAGCAAGCAGCTATCCCACTGAAATATGTGAGAGCCTTTTTCCAGTAAGCAATTTCCAGATTAAAAAGAACTGTACTAAAGAGCAGCTGGAGGATCTTATTTATAAAAAGAAAAAAGCAGTGCTCATGAGAATATCAATCACTAATTTGAGACTTAAAGACGATCTAGTACCAGTTCCCTATATCCCTACAAGTAAATGTAGAGGCATATTATATGGAGCTTATGACAATGGCAGAATATTATCAGCAGATGCTATAGGTGAGTTTACGTGTACGGATATAGATTATGAAATAATTAAAAGTCAATATGATTTTGACTATGAAATCATAACAGTAGCATCTGCCAGATATGGCAAGCTGCCACTACCACTTAGACAATGTGTGCTGGAATATTATAAAAACAAGACCAGTCTAAAAGATAAGGACTCAGATCAGGAGCATACTGCTGAATTTTATGAGTTGCTCTACAATAAAGCGAAAAATCTGCTCAATGCGCAGTTTGGAATGATGGCTCAGGATCCCGTTAAGGAAACAATTAAATATGTAAACAAAAAGGATGATCTATATAAAGAAGAGTCAGACTCTCCTGAGAAACTACTTGAGGAATATAATAAGAGAGCTTTTCTAGTTTATCAGTGGGGAGTCTGGGTTACTGCCAGAGCAAGGCAGCATCTTCAAAAAGGGATAGACTTATGCGGAAATAGGTTTGTCTATTGTGACACTGACTCTTGTAAGTATATAGGTGAAGTTGACTGGTCAGGGCTTAATAAGGAAGAAATAAAAAAGGCTAAAGCTGCTGGAGCATATGCAGAGGATGTAAAAGGTAAGATCCATTACATGGGAGTGTTTGAAAAAGAAAAGCATATCCAGAAATTTAAGACTATGGGAGCTAAGAAGTATGCATGGATTGATGATGATGATAAGCTGCATATTACTATTGCTGGAGTCAATAAACGTATTGGTGCAAGAGAGCTACAGAGAGCTGCCAGGGCTCAGAAAAAGAGTCCGCTAGAAGTAATGACAGAGGGCTTTGTATTCAAGTATGCTGGAGGACTAGAGGCAAGGTATAATGATTTCCCTGAAATAAAAGAGTGGATCAATGAGGATGGAGTTCCTATAAGGATAACCAGAAATGTAGCTCTGGTAGATAATACCAAAACTCTAGGACTTGCAGCAGAGTATAGAGAACTTTTGGAGATAGCTCATAAATATAATATTGATTTATAGCATAATATAGTATATCATAAATATGGTATCACTTATTCCCCAATAAGTAGATCTCTTGTCCCCAAACAAGATATTACTGGTCCAAACACTCAGGATGATGCAAAAGTTATCCTGAGTACTAGACTAGAGTCCTAGGAAACTCTAGCCAAGTAGTCTACAGAGGTCTATGCAGATAGCATAGACTAAGAGAACGAGAGGTAAGCTAATATCCTAGTATTAGTATGTTATCTCTTAGCTGGTGCAATTCCAGCCTAGACTATTCCAGAGCAGCACTGGAGCAAAACATCTAACAAAGTTCATAAAATCAATTTGACCAACAACCAAAACAGAGACACTAACGGAGGTAGAAACAATGCAAGTAGTAGTAGCAAATAAGGAACTTAGTAAAGAGGAATTATATTTCTTGACAAAGGCTCAGGATGTTCAGAAGATGGCAGAGGCTGCCGATCAGACTTTTAACTTGGTAGCATGGTGTATCTATCTGGATCATAATGCAGATGGTGAAGAGGTGGAGCTCTTCTCTATGAGAACAGACGAAAATGAGACTTATGCAACAAACAGTCCTACATTTATCAGAGCATTTAGAGAGATTCTAGATATATTCCAGCCAGAGGAAGTAAAGAAGATCAAAGTCATGAACGGAGTAAGTAAGAATAACAGAACATTTGTAACTTGCGCTTATGTGAGTCCAGATGCTGAGTAAATAAGTTTAAGCTCTTAGCTATGCTGCAAGCTAAGAGCTTTTATTTTAGGGAGGAATTGTATACAAGTATGCATATATACAATAAGAACGGATATGTAAATATCCCTGAGATATTAAAGCATCCAGCTACCTTTATTTTCATATACGGAGGACGTGGAACTGGTAAAACTTATGGCACTCTGGAAGATATGATAATAGATAAACATAAGTTTATCTATATGCGTAGGTTACAAGCTCAAGCTGATATTGTTAAAAAGGATGATATGCAGCCTTTTAAAGCTCTGAACATTGATAAGAAGTGGAACATTAATCCATTTCCTCTTAATAAATATGTCAGTGCCTTTTATGACACAGACTATAATGAGGATGGTAAAGCTATTCCAGTAGGAGAGTCTAAAGGGCTGCTTACTTCTCTATCTACTTTTAGTAACCTTAGAGGTGTAGACGGATCTGATATAGATATCATGATACTGGATGAGTTTATCCCAGAGCTTAATGAAAGACCTATTAAGGGAGAGGCTGAGGCTATTTTTAATGCTTATGAGACTATCAATAGAAATAGAGAGCTTAAAGGGCAGCAACCTATCAAGTTTATAGCTCTGGCTAACTCAAACAGAATTGATAATCCTATCTTTATGGAGCTAAAGCTAGTAAGGACTGCTGAAAAACTCAGGAAGTCAGGAGAGGAATTCTACTATGATAAGAAAAGAGGAATGCTCCTGATAGATCTTTATAAGTCTAAGATCTCAGAGGAAAAGAGTAAGACTGCTCTTTATAATCTGACAAGAGGTACAGAGTTCTACAATATGGCTATCAAGAATACTTTCTTAAATGAAGAGCGTGGACGTATTGAAACTAAGAATATTAGAGAGTATAAGCCTGTTGTAGCAATAGGAGAGCTTACTATTTATAAGCATAAGAGTAGACACGAATATTATGTGACCAGCTTTAGATCAGGATCACCAAAAGAGTACGGAGTAGGTGAAAAAGATAGAGAGAGATTTAGAAAAGATTTCTTTTATCTCTGGAGAGCCTATATGCATAATGATGTGATCTTTGAGGAATATATAAATGAAATTCTGTTTGACAAGTATTTTAAATAACTCTACTATATTAATAGGGTTAGACATCAATGGACAATAGCAGCCCCTGAAGGGTGTCCATGCACTTGCTAGGTGCTTGAGTTGATGCTAACCCTTTTAATTTAGCATAGATTGTATACAAGTATACAGAAAGGAGGTTATTGTGGAGGACGTATTAACTCTAGTTGGTCAGTATGCATTTCCTATAGTTGCTTGTCTTGCTATGGGCTGGTATGTGAAATATATACAAGATAATTACAGAACTGATATATCAGAGCTTAACACAAGGCATAAAGAGGAAATGGATAATATTACTCAGGCAATCAATAACAATACTCTTGCAATCCAGAAGTTAACGGACTACATAGAACGTCAAAATGATTAGAGGTATAGATTTAAGTCACTGGCAAGGTGACATTGATTTTAAAAGGGCTAAAGCTGATGATGTGAACTTTTGTATTATAAAAGCTGGAGGATCAGACTCAGGCTTTTATAAAGATAAAAAGTTTGAAAGTAATTATGCAGCAGCAAAAGAGGCTGGATTAAATGTAGGAGCTTACTACTTTGTAGGTAAGAACTTTAGAGGCTCTGAAAATGGTCTTGCTGATGCTAAAAGATTTGAGGCTTTTCTATCTGGTAAACAATTTGAATATCCAGTGTTCTTAGATCTTGAAACTACAGAGCCCAGATATAAATATGAAGTTACTAAAGCTGCTATTAGTTTTCTTGATTATTTAGAGTCTAAAGGCTACTTTGTAGGGATCTATGCAAGTGATATATCAGGTTTTAAAGATAGGCTGGATGATAGCCAGTTATCTAAGTATACTCACTGGGTAGCAAGCTATACCTATGAGCCTAGGTATGTTAAAAACTATGGGCTCTGGCAATATTCAAGCAAGGGATCAGTAAAGGGAATAGTAGGCTCAGTAGATCTTGATGTATCTACTACAGACTACTCTAAGACAATTATCAAAAAGGGCTTTAATGGTTTTAAAAAGACCACTAAGACCAAAACGGAGGTTAAAGATGTTTAGTAATAATGATATTTTGACACTAGCAAGAGCTGGCTTTAATGCGCAGCAGATTGCAGCTTTAAATACAATAGGATCAGCACCAGCACCAGCTCCAGCTCCAGCTCCAGCTCCAGCTCCAGCTCCAGCTCCAGCTCCAGCTCCAGCTCCAGCTCCCGCTCCAGCTCAAGCTCC